TATCCCCCAATAGAATCTATAATTGTGCTTACCTACCTATCGACCATATTGATTCTTTTAGTGAAACAATGTTTTTGTTGTTAGGTGGTACTGGTGTTGGATATTCCGTACAAAAACACCATGTTGCTAAATTACCTGTAATACAAAAACCATACCAAAAAAGAAAAAAACGATTTTTAATTGGAGACTCTATTGAAGGTTGGGCAGATTCTATTAAAGTTCTTATGAAAACATATATGAATGGTGGTGGAAGTAGAGTAGAGTTTGATTATTCCGACATTAGACCAAAAGGAGCAAGACTAATTACTTCAGGTGGTAAAGCACCAGGACCCCAACCACTTAAAGAATGTTTGGTTAAGATTGAAGGTTTATTAAACCAAAAAGAAAATGGAGAACAACTGTCAACAATTGAAGTTCATGATATTGTTTGTCATATTGCTGACGCAGTTTTAGCTGGTGGTATTAGAAGAGCAGCTTTAATTTCTTTATTTAGTGCTGATGATGAACAAATGATTGGTTGTAAATCTGGTAACTGGTGGGAATTAAATCCACAAAGAGGAAGAGCAAACAACTCAGCATGTTTAATGAGACATAAAATTACTAAAGAGTTTTTTATGGATTTATGGAAACGGGTTGAATTATCCGGAGCTGGAGAACCTGGCATATATTTAAACAACGATAAAGATTGGGGAACTAACCCGTGCTGTGAAATTGCACTAAGACCAAACCAATTTTGTAATCTTTGTGAGGTAAATGTTTCTAATATTGAGTCACAAGAAGATTTAAACGAAAGAGTAAAGACAGCAGCATTTATAGGAACACTACAAGCAGGATACACATCATTTCACTACCTAAGAGAAATATGGCAAGAGACTACTGAGAAAGATGCTTTAATAGGTGTGTCAATGACTGGTATAGGTTCTGGAAAAGTATTAAATTACGACATGTCAAAAGCGGCTAGTTTAGTAAAAAGAGAAAATACTAGAGTAGCTAAGTTAGTCGGAATAAACCAATCGGCTAGATGTACAACAGTTAAGCCAGCGGGGACAACATCATTAACATTAGGAACTTCATCAGGTATTCACGCATGGCACAACGATTTCTATGTTAGAAGAGTTAGAGTTGGTAAAAATGAAGCAATTTATACATACCTAAATATTAATCACCCAGAACTAGTTGAGGATGAGTATTTCAGGCCACATGACACAGCAGTAATTAGTATACCACAAAAAGCACCAGAAGGTTCTATAATGAGAACAGAGTCACCATTTCAGTTATTAGAAAGAGTTAAGAAAGTTGCAACTGAATGGGTAAAAGCTGGTCATAGAAATGGGTCAAACTCACACAATGTTTCAGCAACTATTTCTTTAAGAGAACATGAATGGGATGCAGCTGGGGAGTGGATGTGGGAAAATAGAAAATCTTACAACGGATTATCTGTACTACCATACAATGGGGGTACTTATACACAGGCACCATTCGAAGATATTACTGAAGAAAAATATGATGAAATGATGGAATCACTTAAAGATGTTAACTTAAGTATGGTTGTTGAATTAGACGACAACACAAATTTAACTGGTGAATTAGCTTGTTCTGGTGGTAATTGTGAAATAGATGTTGATTTAAAAACTATAAGTGTAGAAACAAATGGTGATGATAAAGAAATAAAAATTAGTGAAACACAGATATAGTAAAGAAATTTTATATCATTTTAATTGTGGTAAATGTAACAAATGGTGGTCAGAAATTGGCCACCATTTCTTATCTAACATGAGACTAAAAACTAAGAAATGGTACATAATGAAATAATATGCACTCACTGTGGACATAAAAAAGGCGTAAATGAAGTAAAATATGAAAAGAAGTGATGATTGGATTAGTGACTTACATTATAGAGAATTTGTAAAACCAAAATTAGAATCAAAAGATTTTTATTGGGAAAGTGGTAAAATGGTACTGAGTGAACACTACCACAAAAAAAGAGGTAGTTGTTGTGGAAACGGTTGTAAACACTGTCCTTATTGGCCAAAACACCAAAAAACAAATAAACAACTTAAAGATAGGTAAACCTGAAAACAAACCCATATTGCAAGTATTTATTATAAAAAACAATGCCCAATCCAAAATACGGTATATCATTTCCATTTAAAGACAGTCAAGAAGGTTTATTTCTTCATATGAATGAATTGCCTGAAGATGAAGTAAGGTCAAACCTAATACATTTGGTTTTGTCTATAAAAGGTTCTAGATATTTTTTACCAGACTTTGGTACAAATTTAATGAAGCATATATTTGAACCTTTAGATTCCGCGACTAAAACCTCCATAGATTTAGAAATTAGAGACGCTGTAAAACAGTTTATACCAAACCTAAATGTTAATGAAGTTGAGGTTAAATCAGCAGAAGACCTAAGAGATGAAGAAAACACCCAAGAGGAAGACCCAACTAGGGACCAGAAAACATTTAGTTTCTCTGATAAAAAACACGGAGTAAATGAATTTACATTACGAGTACGTATTGATTACAGTATTGGTAGTGGTGTTTTTGAAGCTAGAGATTTTGTAATTATAAATTTATAATATGAGCGATAAAAAAATAGCATACACGGAAAGAGATTTCTTAGGGATAAGAAACGAACTTGTTAGGTTAACCAATAGGTACTACCCAGACTTAATTAAAAACGCAAACGATGCGTCAATGTATTCAGTATTTTTAGATTTAAATGCTGCAGTAGCTGATAACCTAAACTTTCAGATAGATAGAACATTTCAAGAAACAGTACTACAATATGCTCAAGAAAGAAGTTCACTATATAATTTAGCAAGAACATATGGGTTAAAAATACCCGGCCATAGACCTTCTTTAACTGTTTGTGAGGTATCTATCGTGGTTCCAGCCTTAGGTGATAAAGAAGATGTTAAGTACTAAGGGTTATTAAGGAAAGGAGCTCAATTTAAAGGAGGGGGTAATATATTTGAATTGATGGAAGATTGTGACTTTTCAACACAATACAACACTGAAGGAATAGTAAATAGAACCAAAATACCAAACATAGACTCAACTGGGATTGTAAGGAATTACACTATAACTAAAAAAGTTTTAACCGTAAATGGAGTTACAAAAATATTTAAAAAAGAAATAACTGACGTACTAACAAAACCTTTTTATAAGTTATTTTTACCAGAAAATAATGTTGTGGGTGTAACATCAGTAATACAAAAAGATGGTGTGGGATACCAGAGTCTCCCAACCAATTTAGAATTTATGGATAATACCGCTAATATTTGGTATGAAGTTGACGCTTTAGCACAAGAAGAAGTTTTTGTAGTAGACCCATCATCACCACAAGATAATGTGGGTATTAAAGTTGGTAGGTACCTTAAGGCCAGCCAAAGATTTATAACTGAGTATACACCAGAAGGATTTTTTCATTTAACTTTTGGTGGTGGAAATGAAACACCACAAAACTTACTAAATAGCTTTAGTAAAAATGGGGTTAAAATAGACATGTCTAAGTTTTTAAATAATATGGCGTTAGGTAATATGGTTAAACCAAATAGTACCATATTTGTGCAATATAGGGTTGGTGGTGGAAAAGCTTCAAATGTTGGTGCAGGAGCTATAAACACACTTAACACATATGATTTTGTAATTGCTGGACCAAGTCAACAAATAAATCAATCGGTAGAACAAAGTTTATCTGTAACAAATATTACAGCAGCAATTGGTGGTGCTGACCAAATGTCTATAGAAGAAATAAGAAATTATATAACATATAATTTTTCAGCTCAAAATAGGGCAGTAACAATAAATGATTACGTTTCTAAAGTAAGGACGATGCCCGGTGTATTTGGTGCTGCCGCTAAAGTAGGTGTTAGTGAAATAGAAAATAAAATAATGTTAAATATATTATCCTACACACCAAACGGTAAATTAACCTCCATGGTCCCACAAGCTCTTATAAATAATATAGCAACATACCTATCCAATTACAGGATGATAAATGATTATATTAGTGTTGGGTCAGCCAAAGTAATAGATATAAGTTTTATTATAGATTTAATATTAGAAGACTCGGTAAATCAAGGTGAAGTGGTGACTAATGTAATAACTCAAGTAGGTGATTATTTTGATGTTGATAGGTCAGAAATGGGTGTAGACGTATCTTTAGGTGAGGTAAGAAAATTAATTATGCAACAATCTGGTGTGTTAAACATTGTTGATGTAAAAGTGTTTAATAAGGTTGGTGGTGAATATTCACAATCTATTTCTACACAACCGTATATACCACAAACAGATAGAGAAATACAATTAATTGACGACACTATTTACGCACAACCAAATGAGATTTTACAAATTAGGATGCCTAATAAAGATATAGCCATTAGAGTTAAAAAACCTCATAAACCTACTTTCTCTTAATCTTTACTAAAAATAACGTAAACTTATCATTAGTTTTAGTGGAATAACTATTTATCTATTAAAGTAATGTATGTCATCTAAATCATTTAGGGTTAGAACCCAGGTCGGTAAAGACCAAAATTTAACATTTGAAATAAAACAAGATTTTGATTTATTGGAAATCTTAAGCTTATCTTTAACACAAAGAGATGTGTATACTAGGATGTGTGCTGATTTTGGTGTGGTTTGTGGAAGAGTTGTTGTTAATGGAGGTTTTGGAATACCTAACGCAAAAGTTTCTGTATTTATACCCTTAGATGGGTTAGATGAAACTAACGAAGTTATTAAACAAATATATCCATACACACAACCATTCGATAAAAATGAAGATGGTATTAGATATAACCTACTAAGTAAAGACCCAACATTTGATTGTCACACACCAGTAGGTACTTTTCCTAAGTTAGACGATGTACTAACTCAACAACAAGTAGAATACGTATATAAAAAATATTATAAATTTACAGCAAAAACAAATGAAGCTGGTGACTTTATGATTTATGGTGTTCCTGTAGGGTCACAAACTCTTGTTATGGATGTAGATTTAAGCGACATTGGTTGTTTTTCTATGTTACCAGAAGACTTTAAAATTAAAGGAGCTCCAGAATCTGATTTTGACGGACCAAAATTTAGAGCGGACAATGAAATAGATAGTTTACCACAAATAGTTAATCAAACCAAAGTCATAAACATAAATCCTTTTTGGGGTGACGAAGATACATGCCAAGCTTCTATAACAAGGGTAGATTTTGATTTAGGTGTTTCTGGTATTAGGATAGACCCAACAGCTGTATTTATGGGTAGTACAGCGACAGATACAGATAAAGATTACGTAAACAAACAATGTAGACCTAAAAAACATATGGGTGAACTATGTAGTTTAATAAGTCAACCCGGGATTATAGATTGTATAAGGTACACACCCCTCACAACATTTGATGAAGACGCTTATGGGTACAGCACAGCAACAGGTGGTACAGTCCCAGTATTAGAAAGATATTATTTAGAAGATGGTGGTAGAGTTATAGATGAAAGTGGTGCTTGGTTAGTTCATTTACCAATGAATTTAGACCATATAACAACAAATGAATTTGGTGACTTAGTTTTATCTTACGACCCAAAAGTAGGTGTAGCTACAAGAAGTAGGGCAAGATTTAGGGTAAGACCAGAACAAGCTAGTGGAAGTGCAAGACAAGCTAGGAGAGCTTCTTATTTATTACCTAATTTAAGGGAATATAACTGGACAGCACAAGGTGATTGGCCTGGTATAGATTATAGGTCCTACGCCTTTAGTACAAAATATTCTGATTATCCACCACACGCACAACAAGAACTAATTCCTGACGCAAAAGATTATTTTTACGACATGACATTTAATAGGGTTTACACGCCATCACAATTTCATGACCACGTAAAACATGGTGGACGAAGAGAGTTTACAGGTGTTAAAGAAATATTACCAGAAGCTGACCAGCAATGTGCTACTAGT